GTTAGATCATAATTAGGAAGCATCCAACCGCTACCTAAAACTTTTGTATATTCTGTGCCGTCTATAGATACAAATTTAGTTCCTGCAGGAACTGGTTTTTTAAGTGATGAACTTCTTTTGCCTTTTGTCCAAAACGATTGTAATTCGTTAATCTTCATCTTTGAATTTCCTAATGCCTCTGGCAAACTTTTGCGGATCTTGTCCTTTAATTGCGTTTAGTAACCTACGTTCTAATTCTCCAGCCTTATCAGCATCATAGTTTTCTCTGATAGTTTTGATTAAATTGATAGCAGAATTAATCACGTTGTTGGCACGTGATTCTATTAGATTCTCTTTGTCTCTGTGAACTAATAGTTCGTCTAACTCAGTTAATATACTGCGAGTCTTTTTCTGCATGGGTTACTCCGGTTTAGTATATTTATGCAAGAATGGCTATCATTGATCACGCTTTAGACCTGCTAACATTGATTTTAACTTGCTTGAATCTACTTTAGCATCTATTTTAGGTTCTGTTGGATTTTGTGTTTGTGGGTTTGATTTAATTTGGCCCATGATGTTTGATGCTCCTACACCTCTGAGTCCACTTTCTTGTGCTTCTTCACCGGGATCTGTAATACGTAGGCTGTCTAAATCATAATCTAAATCAACTTTCATGCCTACGCCACTAGAACTTCTAGTTTTCATTAACTGTATTTGATATCTGCCACGCTCACGCATAGCTCTCGATGTAAAGATACCAAACACATTATCAGCAGTATTAATTTTACTCAAGCCACCTGCAATATGACTGTGATCAAACTCTACTTCTTCGACCGCACCTCTATTCAACTGTGAAGCAGTGATCATTAATATATTAAATTCTTTTGCTAGGTTACGTAATTCTTCTGAAACATACTTGTCTTTAACAAACAAATCATTTGGGCTTACTTTAGCACTAACTGGCATAACCAAATCCAAATAGTCAACCATAATAAAGTCAACTCGCATGCCAGTCTGTACCTGTAGTTCTTTGAGATAACTACGAATTTGATTTACGTTTGACTGTGCTGGCATGTACTTAATACGTAACTTACCTGACTTCTTGCCAACCATTTTAACTTTCATTTCAACGGTATCCATATCCTTAAATACTTCTTTGGTTGAAACGTTGGCTACCATACTATCCATACGCATGGCACATAGACCTTCACTAAGTTCTAATGTTAAGAACACTCCATTAAGTCCACTCTGTATCCAATTAATTGCTATGTTCTGCATGAATAAACTTTTACCAGAACCTGATCCACCTGCAAAGATGTTTAGCTCACCTCTGTTCATACCACCAAACAATCTTTTATCTAAGGTAGGCCAACCTGTTGTTACCTGTCCATTGTTGTCTTTGATTGCTAACAGTCTTGCTCTTGGGTCTTCAAAGTAGTCTATACCCATGTCTTTGGTTAAACTAATCTGCACAGCATCTTTGATTAATTTTTCTACTGGATCATATTCACCTTTTTCAAGTAAGTCTGCTGACTTAAGAATAGCACGTTCTAGTTCTTTCTGTCTAGTAAAGCCTTCAAACTCTTCCATAAACCAATCATAGTGTTCTTCGCTGAGATCTTTTGCTGGTTTAAGTTCCACATTAGTAACTGCTTTAACTTGATCTATAGTAGGCAGTGTTTTATGTTTATCTGCGTGTTCTGCAATAAACTTTGCACATTCTCTATAGAGTCTATCAAAGTTTTCTGGATTATAGATATTCTGCACACGCACAAAACTCTGTGCATCATTTAGCATCATTTCTAAAAATAGTTTCTGTAGTTCTGGTGTGTATTCTTTTGCCATATATAGTTAATTATACATTTTTTTACGCATAATCTCAATCTTGAGTTTGCTCGTTTCTTTCGCATCAATTATAGATTTTAACACAAACAGTTTACCATAACGTTGTACTGCTTCGTTAATATCCTTACATGTTTCTTGCCATACAGGAAAACTTGCTGTCCAACCATACTCTTGTGCATCCTGTAATAATTTGCTACCTGCTGAATCTCTATCTGCTACTACAATAACTTCTCTACCTAAACTGTCAATAATGTCTGCTTGTTGTTCACTAACTTCATTGTGCATAACAGCAACACCATCTACACTCATAGCATCAAAAGGACCTTCACACACAATAACAAACTTCCAATCTTGTTGTTGTTTGTTAACATTAAACACGTATCCTTTATCAAACTTGTTCCAATACTTTGGTTTTACTTTTGGATCTATTGCACGACCTACAAAGCCAATTAAATCTCGTTTCCAATAGCAGGGAATAATAACTCGCTTGTGCATGTTATTGGCTTCGTCATCTGTTACATAAAAGTCATAGTCCTGTATGTCAATCTTACGATCATAAACATATTCTAATGCAGGATGTGCCTGTTCTAACTGTTTAAACTCTTGTGAACCTTTAGGTAAACTGTATGGTTTAAAATTTACAGGTTCATCTTCCTGTTCTTCTTGTTCAGGTGCTACTAGATCTTTAATTCTGATTGCTTCAATTACTAATCTTTTAATTTCTAACTCATCAACACCAAACCATGACAGTAGTTTTCTAAACTTGTAGGTTAAGTGTCTGCCTGGTTGATAACTGGCTTTGAAGTTACAGTTAAAACAGTGATATGATATTGAGCCATCTGGGTTGTTGGCTATGCCACCTCTACCACGTCTGTCGGGTGTTTCGCCATTGTGTTCACAACAGACAGCATTAAAACTAGTCCATCCACTGGGACTTGTTTTCTTTTTTGTAGGTAAGATTGACTTTACAAAATCTTGTACGGTATTCAGCATATACTAATATTATATGCTCTTTTTAGGAAAAGATCAAATGTTTTTTGGTTAGAAACCTGGTTTGATGTTCAATTCAGTATAGATACCATAATTGTCGTCTGAGTACAATGGTCCTTCAGAACTGACTGTAACTGATTTGAATGCCAGTTTATATTTGTTCTGGGCCAAGTTGGCCAAAAATTCTTCTGTAAACGTAACTGTGGCTGTGCCAATTGATGCGTTGCTGACGCTAACACTGACATTAGCAACTACATTAGCATTTGCCTGCGTTGGGTATATGGATTCAATTACATAACCTGTAATTGTATGCCCAGAAATGTTTGCTGGTTTCTGATCCTGATTTTTAAATTCAATTTTGACTAGGTTATCAGTACCCCTATAAACGTCCACAGCTCTATTATACACGATTCGCCACCTTGTTTTAATTGTATTATCATTGTCCAATTTTTGGACAGTGATTTTATTATCATATAAATAACTTGTAATTACTGACATTAGAGAAATCCTTTATAATATTTATTCAATGAACGATAAAGTTAAACAACTGCTTGATCAATATCCTTTTTTAAGTTACCTCACATACGGTGGTAATGAATACATAGGAATAATTCAAAACTCTGACGAAGTAATTACCACAGTCTATGACTTTAGTGCAATCAAAAATAAAAAAGATAAAGAACTATATCTAGAACTAGCGGACCAATGGTGGTGGGAATCTAATAGACTAATTCCAATTAATGTATTTTTAAAGAAAGATTGGATGCCTTACAAAGCTATATTAAAAACATTTAATAGCAAGGACGTAGAAATTATACACGGTCCTTATGTTAGTCTAAAAGAGATAGCACAGAAACGTTCTAAGCGTCGTTCGATAACTCTTGTTCGCAAAGTAAATTCAAATTAACCACAACTAACTGTGCGTAGGAAACTGCGTGTGCCTGTTTAAAATAATAACTTTCATCTTTAGGCTTAACCCAAACATCTTCAGCAACTTCCTTCCATGTCTTGCCTATCAAATGCCTTTTTGCTGGACGTATAACACTTAAAAACATAGCCAGTCTTGGAATACTATCAATTGGCTCAGGCATCTTTAGCATAGTGTCATAGTGATTGTTAACGTGTATCAACTGTTCACATACTTTTGGATCATACAACTTAGCCCAGTCTGGCTCACGCATAAGTTCAACAAGGTGCTGTTCATCTCTAACATGTTTGTAAACATTAACATTAAGTAAATCTAGTTTTTGATAGCCTCTATCTTCAGCAACCTTATGATCAATACTGGCATAACCTGTAAATGGATCTTGTGGTATTTCTGTAGCATACACACCAGTGTTATGTTTGACTAGTTCACCATCACGCATAATACTTGCTGGTATAGTATCAAACAATGCCAGTGCTTGATCTCTATCTGCAAAGTCAATATCAATATCTGACTTAAACTTTACTGTCATAACCCTGCCTCACTTAATATCTTTTTAACCCACTCAGTGTCTGCCATATAGTCTATAAACTTACGTTGCCAATACTCTGGATCTATTGTTGAAAATATGATTGCAATTTGTTCATCGTTAAGTCTATCAAGAAACTCAACCCCACTATCACAATTAAAAACGATCCAAGGACTAACCCGACCATTACTAATATGATGTATAATACGATTAGTGGAACCAAACCTAAAGTAATCACGTATTCCGGCCACTCCATCGGATGTTTCATCTACATACTCCTGCATTTCAGTTAAAGCACGTTCTAGTGCATCTTGTACTGCTTCTTTACGAATGTATGTTGCAAGATACTCTGCATATACAGATTCTTTGCACCAATGATCTAATTTTTTATTTTCTTTGATAACCCATTCAATAAACATTTTAGGATTAACTGCACGAATGTCAATAATGTGTCTACCAAACTTGATAAAGGCCATATAGTAAGGACTTTTAGCAAAGTCTTGATATGTTTTCATTTTGGCAGAACCTTGTGTAAGTTCATAGAAGCGTAAGTAGGCCTGCATACCCATTTGTACACCTACTTCTTTTTCTTGTTGTTGTCTGCGTTTAGACTCACACATATGAGCCGCCAGGGTACTTTCCCTACGGAATGACTTTTCGCAGTACTTACACTTATAACTCGGATTTGATTGACTTGTCGTCATATCCGAGTTCTTTCGCCATGTCTCTAAGATCTCGTTTACCATTAATTTTCGCTAATAAATCTATTTCGTCCTGTTTCATATTAGGATACAGTTTAGCCAAGAACTTCTGACTTTTGTTATCCCCCTCTTTCTTCTTACCTTTTAACCAGTAATGAAATTGATTACCCATTTGTGGACTAACTGTTGTACATGTTAACCACTGTAGTTTAGTATGCTTGTTAATGTCAAAGAAATGTTTGTTAACACGTTTATTAGTAGCCTGTAGATAGTAAGAAGTAAGCATAACATCTTCTTCTTGTGTTAGTCCTTTTTTACTAAGATCTACATTAGCACCATACTTCAACATTAGATATGTTGAAAACTTTTTCTTTTGTTCATCAGTAAACTTGTCATAGTAGGCACGATCTTTACGATCAAATGCCGCCATTTCATTACCAATGTATAGTGGATCTGTATTTGCCATTATCT